AATGTAATAACAATTGCAGAAGATAGAAAAGATTCAGTTGCTTTTGTATCACCTAGAAGAGCTGCAGTTGTAAACGTAGCAAATGCAAATACACAAACAAGTAACGTATTAAGTTTTTACAGCACAATACGTTCATCTTCATATGTTGTATTTGACAGTGGTTACAAATATATGTATGACAGATATAATGACGTGTACAGATTTGTACCGTTAAACGGAGATATTGCTGGTTTATCAGCAAGAACTGATTTAGTTGCAGACAGTTGGTATTCACCAGCTGGCTTTAATAGAGGTATTATTAGAGGTGCAGTTAAATTGGCTTTTAATCCAAACAAAACACAGAGAGATGACCTATACAGAAATAGAGTTAACGCAGTTGTTACTTTTCCTGGACAAGGTACAGTGCTTTTTGGTGATAAAACTGGATTAAGTGCTCCATCTGCTTTTGATAGAATCAATGTACGAAGATTGTTTATCGTTTTAGAAAAAGCAATCGCTACTGCTTCTAAATTCCAATTGTTTGAATTTAATGATGAGTTTACTAGAGCAAACTTTAGAAATATCGTTGAACCATTCTTACGAGAGGTACAAGGCAGACGTGGTATCACAGACTTTTTAGTAGTGTGTGATGAAACTAACAACACAGGCGAAGTAATTGATAGAAATGAATTTATAGCAGAAATCTTTATTAAACCTGCTAGAAGTATCAACTTTATTACATTACAATTTATCGCAACTAGAACTGGCGTTTCTTTTGAAGAAGTAGCTGGGTAATTTTAGAATAGGAGAATAAAAAATGGCAAACATTAATGACTTCAAAGCTAAACTTGCTGGCGGAGGCGCTCGTGCCAATCAGTTTAAGGTAGTAATGCCTTTTCCTGGTTACGCTCAAGTTGGTGGCGAAATAGAAGATCTGGCTTTCTTATGTAGATCAACATCTATACCTGCTATGACTATTGGTGAAGTTGACGTTAAGTTTAGAGGTCGATCGATAAAAATAGCCGGAGATAGAACATTTGCTGATTGGACCGTTACAGTTTATAACGATACAAACTTCAAATTAAGAAATGCTTTTGAAAGATGGCAAAATGGTATTAACAACATGACAGATAATGAAGGATTAACAAATCCTGCTGACTATCAAGTGGACGCATTTATTGACCACTTAGACAGAAACGGTAATACAATTAAATCATATACATTAAGAGGTGCTTTTCCAAAAGAAGTTGGCGCTATTGAATTAACGTATGACGAAGCAACAGCGATTGAACAATTTGTTGTAACATTTGCTTATCAATTTTTTGAAACAAATACAACTACTTAATCTATTATAAGTAGTAGTAAAGGATATAAATTATGGCTGAACTATTTGGTTTTCAAATAACCAGAAAGAAGCAAGAGCAAGATCCAAAACAAAACTTTACTACACCTCAAGCAGATGACGGTACAACAACCGTCGCTGCTGGAGGTTATTTTGGTTCTTACCTTGACATGGAAGGCACGGCTAAAAATGAAGCCGACCTTGTAAGAAGATATAGAGAAATAGCATTACATCCAGAATGTGACCAAGCAATAGAAGATATTTGCAACGAAGCTATAGTTGCAAGTGAAGAAAAAGAATCTGTAAGAGTTTTATTAGATGATATACCTTTTGGTCCAGAAGTCAAAAAAAGAATAGATGAAGAATTTTTAAATGTGTTGAATTTAATGAACTTCAGCACAAAAGGATTTGAAATATTTAAAAGATGGTATGTTGATGGCAGAATATTTTATCAAAAACTTATTGATAGAGAAAATCCTAAAAAAGGTATAACAGAACTACGTTATATTGATCCACGCAAAATTAAAAAAGTAAGAGAATTAAAAAAAATAAGAAGCACTGTTGACTTATCAATTATGAACGATTATAATGAATATTTTATGTTTAATGAAAAGGGTGTTGCAGGTGCTACGTCAGGCTCTGGCGTAAGAATAGCGGCCGATACAATTGCTTTTTGTTCTTCAGGTTTAGTAGATCAAAATAAAAACATGATATTATCATATTTACATAAGGCAATTAAACCTGTAAATCAATTACGTATGATTGAAGATGCTGTTGTAATTTATCGTATTGCACGAGCACCAGAAAGAAGAATTTTCAAAATAGATGTTGGTAATTTACCTAAACAAAAAGCTGAACAATATTTAAGAGATGTAATGGCACGATACAGAAACAAATTGGTTTACGATGCCAATACAGGTGAAATAAGAGATGATCGTAATTATTTGAATATGTTAGAAGACTATTGGTTACCAACAAGAGAAGGTGGACGAGGAACTGATATTGGTACATTACCAGGTGGCCAAAATTTAGGTGAAATGGCTGATGTCGAGTATTTTCAAAAGAAACTTTATCGTTCATTAAATGTGCCTGTAAGTAGACTAGAACCATCATCTGGTTTTAGTTTAGGCCGTTCAACTGAAATAACAAGAGATGAATTAAAATTTACAAAATTTGTACAAAGATTAAGAAAAAAATTTACAGAATTATTTAATGATCTTTTAAAAACACAGTTAATATTAAAAGGTGTTATAGCTAATGAAGATTGGAGTGTTATACAAAATAATATTAAATACGATTTTTTACAAGACGGTCATTTTGCTGAAATAAAAGAAAGTGAAATGTTAAAAGATCGTGTTCAATTAGCTGACAATTTAGAAAAATATGTAGGTAAATATTTTTCACAAGAATATATAAGAAAATATGTCTTTAAACAATCTGAAAAAGAAATAAAAGATCAAAATAAACTTATTAAATCAGAAGGACCTATTGACAATACAGATATGGACTCTTCTTCAGGTGACATAGATAAACCAAAGAAAACTGAAACTTTATTATAAATATAAAAGGAGGAAACAATGACTGAACAAATAAAAAGTTTTATTGATAAATTATCATTAGGACAAGCGGCTGAAGCTGGTGAAGCATTTAAGGATGCATTAAGAAATAAAGTAGGCGACGCATTAGAAGCAAGAAGAAAAGAACTTGCAAGTGTATTATTTTCAGGACAAGCGGAACCACACAGTGATCCAAAACCAGAAATTATTAGTCCGGCACCTAGAACAGAACCCGTAACTGATGAAAACAAAAATTAGTAATATTATAAAAGAAAATAGATTTATTGATTCTAAATCTTTTAATGATTTGTCGCCTAAAATGAAAAAAGCGATAAATGAAATTTTTAAGATAATAGAAAATGAACAAAAAGATATTCTTACAAGATTTGACGGAGCAATAGAAAAAATTACTGCTTCATATAATATAAAAAAAGAAGATATACATAAATATTTTGATAAAGAAATAAACGAACAATTAGGAGTTTAAAGGAACTATGGCAACATTTACAAAAATATTATCTGATACAAAAACACATGCCAAAGTATTACTAAGCTTCGACAACGATAGTGCTACTACTGCTGCCGCTGTTGACGCTAGTGCTTTGAGTGATCACGCAAGCGGTGCTAAATTACATATTACACATATTAATTATGGCATAACAGGCCGTGTACAATTACAATTTAAAGGTTCATCAACTGACATTGAAGCAATCGATATAACAGGCTCAAATACATATTATGGTGCTGTTATAAAAAATACAGCAACAAATGCAACGGCAACAGGTGGTGATATAAAGGCCGTTACAGTATCAGCATCAGGACATATTTTATTGACTTTACAAAAAATAGGATTTGCTGAAAACGTAGAAGTTTAAAATGGCAGATACAGTTACTACACAAACTTTGATAGATACGTCAGGCGTAAAATTTGTAGTTAAACTTACAAATTTTTCTGATGGCACTGGCGAAACAGATGTCATAAAAGTTGATGCTTCTGAAACAACTTTTATGACAGAAGATGGTAATAGAAAAATTGCAAAAATATTTTATTCTGTAAACACTTCAAATTCAAAATCAGCTGTAGAACTTAAATGGGCTGGCGCTACAAATGCTACTGCTTTATTTTTAAGTGGCCAAGGATTTTTTGACTTTAGAACATCAGGAGATGAGATAGTAAATAATGCCACTACACCTACAGGCGATGTATTATTAAGCACTAGAAACTTTGCAAGTGGTGATAACTATACACTGATTATAGAATTTAGATAATATATAAATATACAAGAGGGAAAATGATACTTATAAGAGAAGAAATAAACGACGCTCAATATATTGTTGAAGAAAAAGAAGGTAAAAAAAACTATTCTATAAAAGGAGTTTTTTTACAATCAGATGTTAAAAATCGTAATGGTAGAGTTTATCCA